CTTCGTCTACGGGAGAACGGTCAGTTCTTCCGGTCTATGCCATAGGGCCACTGTGTGTCCTTAGCTCTGTCTTCGACTTCCTCTGCTAGTAGATAGAAGTCGCGATTCGTAGGAGTTCACCTACGATCGTCATGGTCTAAACAGCCATGGTGGGACAGGCATCGGTTTCGTCACCCGATGGTAGATGGCGCTGGGGCTGACTGCCCCAGCTTCCGCAGTTGGTCTATAGGCCTATCACTCAAAAGGTAATATGGCTTTCGATCAATTCCCAAATGGTCTTACAGACCATGAGGTTCTTCGTATCGTGCGACGCACGAGCGAGCGGTTGGTTGACCTCGGTAACGGCGTTAGACCTCCCATGCTTGAAGCGTGGTGTCTGTCGTACGTACTCTTGGTCGCTGTTCTTCGGAGCAGAGTCAATCTCACCGGTCCACCCGAAAGGTTGGTTATCAGTGATGGAGACCGCCAAAGAGTCCGGGATTCCTTACGGAAACTCGGATTTGGATTCTCTGAATCCTCCCTGGACTTCACGCTGCCATGACGGTCGGCAGCTACTCTATGGACAACTTCACTCCGAACGCTCCCTCTGGGAGCTGGATCGGAACGAAGGGGTACAAGACATGGGATGGGGCGGATCAGCCAAAAGCTGAGAAGACTCCCAAACCTGCAGTTCAGACTATTCTTCGAGAAATCTGGAATAGGAAGCTCCGTCGGTACGAGCTTCGTACCATACGGTTATATCGCAGTCCGTACTTCCCCAAACGAGTGAGGAAGAAAGATCCACATAGATATTATATGGATTATCTGCGACAACAGCACGAGCTGGTATTTTCACCGGCCCACGCTAACTCGGTACCGGACGGATGGTATCACACGCAAACACCGCAAGGTGTTGTGTGGTCCGACATGCTCTGGTATGACGCGAGTATTAGTCAAGCAAACTTGACTATAAAGTTAGTCGGGAGACTAACTGAGCAGTTGCAAGGCTCGGACTTTAATATGTCCGTTTTCCTTGGAGAGCTGCCACAGACCCTCGATCTGCTGGCTGACAGTGCTATCCGAATTCGGAAGTCTGTCTCGCGACTGCGACGTGGGGACCTTTTGGGCTCCGCACGTATGCTCTTCGAAGGTACAGGGAGGCAGCCTAAGGCTGCACACGATTGGAGACGTCTCACTTCCAATTCACCTGTCCAAAACACTGCCCGGAACTGGCTCGAGCTCCAGTATGGGTGGCTTCCGCTTTTGAAAGACGCGGAAGGGGCAGCGCAATCAATAGCGCACGCCCTGTATGCTCCTATCCAACAGACATATCGAGCAAATGTTCGGATAGAGCGCAAGATACCTGACACTCGCGCCGTTTATGACGGAACGAGATGGGTCTACAGTACCTGCGAGATCTACAAGATGTGGCGAAAGTCATTAGTCGCCTACATCAAGGAAGATCGTCAAGGGACGCTGCCAGCTCAGTTAGGTCTTCTTGACCCAGAGTTAGTCGCCTGGGAACTCCTGCCTTTTTCGTTCGTGGCCGATTGGTTTATTCCGATCGGTCAGTGGATGGAGCAGAGAGCTAAAGCCGGTCGCTTGACTGGCACTTTCGTGACTACCGACAAGGGCACTTGCCTTGTGGACAAGATGGTCCTTGATGGAGCACCTTCGTCTGGCTACCTAGCCCGGGTAACGATGTACCGTTCTGTCGCGACATCCCTCGATGTTCCTATGCCGGAAGTGAAAACTTTCGCACAGGCCGCCTCATGGCAGCATTGCGCTAACGCTTTGGCGTTGGTGACGGGTATGTTCGGTAAATCACGTCCTTGAACAAGACAGCGTTTACGGCGCAACCGTAGTTATGCACTGGAGTTCATCCAATGGCCCAACAAGCCAATATCACCGTCTTTGACGGCGCCTCGACGCCGGTTTCTCACACATTCGTGGGTGAGGAAGTGGCGCGGATGGCAGACGGATCCGTAATAGCGCGGTGGAAGGAAACTTCCCTCACGTTGCCGGATTACGCCTGTAACCGCATTACGTTGTCTCGGCGCAAGCTGAAGAACGGAATGACGAGGACAGGATTGCGTGTGGAAGTCCCCGTGATGGAGGCTGTCAACGCGCAGAATTCGTCGGGTTACACGGCGCCACCAAAAGTGGCCCATGTGCTCACCTATGAATTGGTGGAGCATTCCCACGAACGGAGCACAGAGACAGACCGTCGACTGACGCGTATGCTCCCTGTTAACGTTGCGAATAATATCAGTACGTCCGTCGCAGCCGCCACAAGCGGTCCCGCTTCAGATGCATTTGATAAGTACATTCTTCCGACTTAAAAAGTCGGCTCATCTTTTCTGTTGTGGTATTTGCCTTCGGGTAGGTATCGCCTTAGAAGAGTATGGGGCTCAGTTGATCAAACTGAGCTGGAAGTGCGCGCGACGGGTGACTCTCTCCGGAGGTTCACCTGCAGCTGCTCGTCGAACGCACCAGAGCCATCACTGGCTCGAAGCTACGTTCGCGGTAGATCTGCTTCCGCATCGTGAGTCAGCCCTTCGGGCTGAGTCAAAGTCCCTTCTGGGACGTCAAACTTTTAGGAATGACGACAATGCAGACATCAAGTCACTGGTTAGAGATTCTGTCACCGACAGACTCCCTCGATCTCCTGAGGGACCTAGCTAGATCGCACGCCGAAGAGGCTGGACCGTATCGAGATCAGCTGTTACAGCTGATCCAGAATGGGTCGTACCTTAAGTTGTGCGAATTCGAGATAGACTATCAGCTTCGGGGAGTAGACGTTAGTGTCGTGAGACACGCTAGTCAGGCTCTCGCCTTCTTTCAGAAACTTCGCCACTTAGAAATAGGTGTGGAGCGGAACGAAGTAGGTATGCGAAAGTTCCTCGAGGCCGAACGGCTATGCAAGGATACAAATGATCGACTCCGCATGCGTCGCGACGGGATACTCGCGTTCCCCGAGCGCGTTGAGACGGCTTTCCTGGCCGCCCAGCGTAAAATACGACGTGTGCTTAAAGGGGTTCCACCCCTAGATCAGTTGACCTTGCGGTTCGGTCCTGGCTCGACGCGCAAAACGCGTAAAGCCGATGCCTCTATTCGGCGCAAGTGCGCAGAAGGCATCTCGTGTAGCGAAGAGCTCATCCCGATAGTGCCTGCACTATTGAGAGAGTTGCCACACTTGTCATCTGAAAACGCCGGCCTGTCATGGGTCGACGAAGACGGTGATGAGTGGGATAGAGTGGACGTAGATGTAATGACGTCAAAACTCTACTTCGTCGCCAAGAACGCCAAGTCTTATCGCTTGATCGGTGTCGAACCCTTGCTGAACTTAATGTATCAGCTCGGGTACGGCGTCGTGATGGCACAGAGACTGGCTGCGTTCGGTGTCGACATACGAGACCAGTCCCGTAACAGGGATATGGCTCGATATGGATCGTTAACCGGGGCTTTAGCAACCCTGGACCTTAGTTCGGCATCAGATACGGTCTCGCGAGAGATCGTATATGAGCTTCTCCCTCTTGACTGGGCCCACGTGCTTGCACGTGGTCGTTCGGCAAAGATCGAATCACCGCTCGGTGATATCATCTATCAAGAGAAGTTTTCCGCAATGGGAAACGGATTCACATTCCCTCTAGAGACCCTAATTTTCTGGGCTCTGGCATCCTCGTGCTGTGAAAATAGCACGTCGGTGAGCGTTTATGGAGACGATATAATCGTCCCCACGGAACATGCAGCTTTAGTAGCTGAAGTTCTGCGCTATGCGGGTTTTAATGTGAATATGGAGAAGTCCTACACTTCCGGACCCTTTCGGGAGTCGTGTGGAGCGGACTATTTTGGCGGAACCGATGTCCGACCTTACTTTCAAAAAGAGTGGGTTTCGGGCCAGTCGCTCTTCGTGTTGCACAACTGGTACGTGCGGCATGGGGATTATACGAGGGCAAAATACGTGGTGGATAAAATCCACCCGGCGCTCCGTATATACGGCCCCGACGGTTATGGTGATGGTCATTTGATTGGACCCCACCAACGTCGGCGTTCTCCGGCTCAACACCGGAGCGGCTATAGCGGCTACTTCTTTGAGTCGTTCACTACCAAATCTCGTCGCGAAATCCGCAAGGATTTATGCGAAGAGAAGGGCGACTTCCCTGCGGCTCTCTACACTGTTTACATGCGTG